GCCCTAGCGATTGCTGAAATTAACGCCAGGTGTGATGAAAGGCACCATACCAGATCAGGAGAGGATCGACGCAAACCATAGGACTGTCGCGAGATAGGCCGCAATTCACATTAGCGTCGGGAGACGCGAAGGAGTAACAACATGAAACTCAAGACCTTCCTAAGATCAGTATTCCTCTTCCCCTTCAATATCCTCATGGGTATGGCGTCAGGGGCAATCAGCGCACAGGGCACTCAATTCTATCAGGGCACCGGAAGCGGCGGGGCAGTCACCATCACTGCGATCACCAAGGCGTTTAAAGGTTTATTTACCGGCACAAATACCCTTGTTGTTGGCGACAGGGTGACCCTTGCGGATATTGTTGGTATGACCGAAGCTAACGGGATCGTGGCGACAGTCCTTGCCGCGACTAGTGCTGATTTCGTCCTGGATGTCGATACCCGTGGATTTACTACTTACGGGAGCGGTGGGACTGCCACCCCGATCACCTGGACAAAGGTTGGCGAACTTAAAACCGTTAAGGGCGCACCCTCAACCATCAATAAACTGGTTAAATCTACGCTTGACAGCACAATAGAAGAGGTCAACCCCGGCCTACCTACCGCGCCCGAAATATCCCTTGACGGAAATTTTGTGTCTACTGATCCGGGCAGCATTGCAGCGCGAGCAGCGTTCCTTGCCAGGGCAACGAAGCAATTCAAGTACGTCCTCCCTAACAATGTAACATTCACTTTCCAGGGTTACTACTCAAAATTTCCACTCATTCCTGACGGAGCCGTTGATACGCTGGTCACTGCACAGATGGCCGTGCAGACCGATGGCATTGTAACAATGACTTAACAGAATCCCTTAAATTAACCTCTCAGGGGCGGTTCTCCGCCCCCATCTCTTACCAAGAAAGGCGATCCAATGGTACTCGATAAAAAAACAATAATAGCAGCAAAAGACCTGAAGCGTGAAACAGTTGAAGTCCCTGAATGGGGCGATGGTGCTCAAATCATCATTGGCGAACTGTCCGCAGGTGACCGTCTGAAATTTGGCCACGCTGTGACGGCAGAAGAAAACCAAGGGAAGTTGTTTGTCAGCAACGCCCTGACATGGTTCATCATCAACGAAGATGGCAGCCGCATGTTCGATGAATCTGATGCCGAGGATTTAGCGGGAAAGTCAATGGACGTTCTCACTCGCCTGTTCCATGTCGCTGAAAAGCTGAACAAGATAGGCAAAGCGGTAGAAAAAGAAATAAAAAACTAAAGGGCCAGCCGGAACTCCTATTTACTTTTCGGTTGGCCTTGCAATGCGGTTTTCCTCATCCCCGGTTAATGCTGGAACCGGGTACCGGGCCATTAACAAGTTCGGAACTCAGCGAGGCAATGGCGTATGCGGCTGTTGAACCATACGGAGAATATCGGGAAGAGTTGCGCCATGGTTCATTGCTGGCTTTCACGGCCAACATAAAGGGCGTTAAACGCAATCTTGATGCGAAGCCTGACCCCGATGCTTGGAAAGCAATTGACTTCATGAACTTTACCGACCGGGCCGATGAATCAGAATATGAACCGACTCAGGAAGATGAAGCCATAAGGTGTGCACGTATCCAGAGGGAAGTTTTTGGGATGTGAGATGGGCGGTGATATTCGCACAGGGACAATCAGCATCACCGGACTTGCCGACCTCGAAAAGAGGCTGATGGATTTCCCTGACAAACTGGCGAAGAACATCCTGGCGGGAGCGATCCGGGCCGGGGCGGTGGTTATCCAGAAAGAAGCGCGATTGTTGGCACCGGCCAGCGCTGAAGCTCACTTTCTCGGTAAGGGTTCAAAGCGGGTATTAATCCCCGCTGGTGATTTGAAGCGCAAGGGGATTAAGGTCCGGCTGGCGCCTCGCAAGAGCCGCGAGCGACCGATTGAATACTGGGTTTATGTCTCAAGGCGGAATTGGTACTGGAAGTTTGTCGAGTTCGGGACGGTAAAAATGAGTGCTCACCCTTTTATGCGCCCAGGCTTCGAGGCGAAGAAAACGGAAGCGGTTGAACGTATCCGCAAGTACCTGGCGGCAAGAATCGACAAAGAGGCGGCGAAATGAGCGGACAACTCGGAGATTTGGTAGTCAGCCTCAGTGCGGATATTGCTCGGTTTCAGAGTGACATGGGCAAGGCCGTCAAGATTTCTCAGGATAACGCCCTTTCCATGACTCACGCTTTCGAGGGAGTCACCGGTGCAATCGGTAAGATCGGTACGGTCATGACCGCCGTTGCCGCTGGCGCCGGTTTCGCCAAGATGATCAACGACGCTGCGGACTGGAATATTTCCGCCATGAAGATGGCGAATACTATGGGCATTACCTCTCAGCAATCCTCAGTCATGGCCGTCGCTCTCCATAGCCTGGGCATCGAAAATGATGTTGCCACGAATGCCGCGCTGAAACTCTCTAAAACCCTCGCCACCGGCACCGATAAATTCGATCAGTTTGGGATCACCGTCAAGGATTCAAACGGCAACCTTCTCCCTATGACGGAGATCATGGCGAACGTCAACTCTAAACTCCTTGAGACCGCTACGGGTGCCGACCGCAACATTATGGCTATGACTCTTTACGGGAGGACTTGGAAGGATTTACAGCCAATCCTCCGCCTCACGAAAGAATCAATGGAAGAGGCCAAAGAGACGGCCGAACGGTTGCACCTGATCGTCGGGCAGGATGGCATTGACAAGGCTCTGGCCTACAAGAAAAGCGTCCATGAGGTCGAGCTTGTCGGGCATTCCCTTGCTGTGCAGCTCGGTAATGAACTCATGCCGATTGTAATTGACCTTGGCACGGCATTCGGTGACACAGCAGTATCCGGCGTGGGGTTCTTCGGCAAGGTGATTCATGAGACTCTTTCCGGCTTATATCAATTAAGGGATGCGCTTCAACTGGATACCAGAAAGGTTATGCGCTTTCCTGGGTTCTTTGACAAAGACGCCTTGAAGGAGTGGAAGGCAGAGAACGACGCAGACGAGGCATTATACAGCCATGGTCTTGAGTCGCTTGCTGCAAAAATGGGCGGCCTGACCACTCCTATAGTAAAAGCCAGGACTCGCACGAAACAACTTGACCGGATCGATCCAAGTATGCTCGGCACCGGTGCGGATGAAGACCAGAAGCATTTCGAAAATTACCTGAGAAAAATGGCAGAACTGAACAAGAATATAGCCGATGCAAACCCATATCTCACCGAATATGAAAAGAAGATGGCAGGCGTCTATTCCACTGTCGATAAGCTCTCTACTGAGTTCCCCGAATATATAAAATCGTGGAACAAGTACGGCGAGGCGATGCAACACAATATCGACCTGACCGAACTTCTGAAGACCACCACGGAAGAGCACGACGATTACCTCTTAGGTGACAAGCATCAGAATTACCTTGGGCAGATGGGCCAGCAACGCAGCCTGCAGCCGGACGGCTCATGGAAGAGTCAGCAGGATAGATTTGATGCGTCCGCTCAGACCGCGGATTGGGCCGCGAAGAGTCAGACCGCGCAAGAAAACGATCTGCTGAAAACTAAGGAGTTCGCCGCCCTTCGCGCTGAGATTGGTTACGACTCCACGAAGATGCAACTCGTTCAAATTGAAAAGGAGCAGAAAGCATGGGAAGAAAGCTGGGCGATGGACACTGCCAGTTTCGAGGAAAATCAACAACGGATGCAGCAAATAGCAGAGGTCTTCGCCGCGAAACGTGAGCAGTTGACGGATGCTGGTAAGGTCACTCACGCCCTACAGGAGTACGCCAAAGCTGCGACGGATACAGGGACGCAGATCGGCAATGCCATGACCTCCGGACTGAAGAGCATGGAGGATGCTCTCGTCTCCTTCGCCATGACCGGAAAGTTAAATTTCAAGAGTCTGGCCGACTCGATCATCTCTAATATGATCAGAATCGCCATTCAGCAATCGATTACCGGGCCGCTGGCGAATAAGACAGGTGATTGGCTGGGGCTGGCGTTCAAGGGAGTGGGGGCACTCTTCGGCGGAGCCAGTTCAGCCAGTTCTTCCGGTTCTTCCGGTTCTTCCGGTTCTTTCGGAGTTCTCGCCAGCGATGCAAATACGGGGGCGGGATGGAGCCCTCCCTCTTACGCAGTCGGCACAGATTTTGTGCCGAACACTGGCCCTGCTATTCTCCATAAAGGTGAAGCCGTTATCCCCGCCATACAGAATAGAGGCGGGACCGGTGGCGGTAGCGTCACCATCCACCAAAGCTTTCAGATTACCGGAGTCGGCGCAGACATCATGCAGAACACGAAGGCTGTTGCCAAGCAGGCAGCCGACCAGGCGAAGAACGAAATCTACGCCAGCATGGAACGCGGCGGGAAATTCGCCCTGGCAAGCGGGAGGATGAAATGAGCACCTTAAGCCTTCCGACATTGAGCCGGGGAGCGCCGTCCGGATCGACATTCTCATTCACTCCGAACACGATGGGGTTTGAATCTCCGCTCAATAAGGTCGTGCAGACTTCCGAGCTACCCGGCGCCCGGTGGACGGCCGCATTCACTTACAATAATTTGACCGGCGTTGACGTCCG